TGGTATCCCTCTGGGAAGAAGTTCCCCAGGCAGTATTCTCAAGCCATTCGTCTATAGACGTTCTGAGTGTGGCTAGCGTAAATGCGGCCAATGCTTAACCCTTTCGAGTCCGAGCCTTGCGATATCCTTGATTGGAATCCTTGGGGCGAACAGACCCACCTCCAGCAAACTGGGCGTAGTTCTTGTCTTCATGCTCAACGGGAAGACCAGTTCTCTGAGATTCCTGCATGGCCTTCTTATTTCCAGACTCGTCATACGAAAAATGCTTGTTACCAACTTTGGGCATATCGTTCTCCTATAAATCTAAATTGTGAAATGCGACCACTTCGATGTAGTCAATGTCAATATCGCCAGCATCAAGATCTCCTGGCCTAGCGTCAAAGTAATCAAGCCTCAACGTCGTGACTGTGCCAGTCCAATCAGCGTTATCTGTCATATCCCAAACAATCTTAAATGTACTAGCCATGTCCTTATCCACTTGAGAAAACCCAACGGAAGGTTGAGTGATCAAGAGGTAAGGAGACCTCATGAGTCGTTGTTGAACACTGAGGGAAATAGGATCAGGTATCCCTGGAGGCTGGCCTGTTCCCGTTCCCCAGTAGAGCGTGCCCTGGAAGCCACCTTCAAATGTATCACCAGCCTCTCTCAACGGATAACTGTTAACCGTAAACTGAGTCACTACATACTTATACAAAGAAGTGTTTATGCTCAGATAGTCAGGAACAACCTCTCCTCCGTTGTATCCTCTGATTATGTATGGATCTCCAGTCGAGTCAGTCGATTCTAGATTCAATGACTGCGAAGCTTCATTCCATGCCAGAGTTCCATTACTAGCCCACCACCCATCAATGCGAGTTGGAGAAGTTTGGGCTGTGCCGGTAGAGAAGTCCTCCCTATAAGCAGCCTGAAGATCTCTACCCGAGATCGCGCCTAGAGGTCGAGGATCTCTAAGGGCTTGAGGATCATCAACTGGAATTCTTCCGAGCATGTTCTGTGGTTGATCTGGATCCCAGCAGACTGGGCAAACACGAAGATTAGTTCTGGACAGATTCACTGTCTCTGTCCTGAGTTCTTTGAGTTTATATCTGAACCCACAACGATCACAAAAACCAAAGGCTCTGTTGCCCTTCGCGTAGTTCCCCACTAGCTGTAACCACCAGGGTAGAATCTAAGAGGAGCCTTCTCTCGATCCTCATCTGCTGCGTACTGGAACTGCTCGTCATAAACCTGCTTGAGCATCTGGATTCGACCCGACGCTTCTGGCTTCTTCATCGCGATGCTATAAGCAAGACCCGCCACTAGGGCAGGCCAGAATCTCGCAGGCACATCGGCATCATATGTTCCGCCGGGACCACTGTCCTGCATTCTTCTTATGTAGGTGTAGACAAGCTTCTGAGTTGCATCATTCGGGATAGGCCAAAGGTTGATCTTGATCACCCCTTGCTGCCTATCCACATAAAACTGAGTGGGTCTACCCGTTGTGAGCTTCGTAGGAATACTTAGATATGTATCCCTGGATATTCTGCCTAGATCGTAATCTACTTGCTTCGCTGTATCGCCCTCATCAGAACGGAGGACCGCCTCAAGGATCGACACCGCAATATTCGGAGTGGTGTTCGCTGCATCGTATTGGCCTTCCCCAACCTCTAAAGCCAACGAATCCTCTTCGACACACCAGAGGTTTATCCCTCTGTTCGCCCATTCCATCAACAGGAAGTCAAGGCTTCTCCTAGCCGTTCGGAGGTCGTAACCAGAGACCATCTGGAGTCCGGCTCTCTCGTAAGCTTCTTCAACGAGTTCTCCAACATCCGGCAAGAATGTAACTGCACCGCTAGTTGCCACGGATAGCCTCCAGAATCTCTACACTCACCTCTTCTTGCTTGTTTCTCATATCTCTTATCTCTACCTTGAGTTCACTAAGCAATTCTCGATTATGGTTCACTTCCGTTGAAATTCGCTCAATATTGATTTTAACCGCAGAGACCTCGGCCTGACCCACCATAGAGCTATGTCCGTTTTCTCCAGCATGAGAAAGTTGCATAGTAAAAAGACCTCCTATAGCAGTCGCTGCGATGCCAAGGGAAGCCCAGAAAGTAGTGTGCGTCACGGAAGCCATCAAACATTTACCCCGCCAGAGTAAACAATTCCAACAAATATGTTTGGCTCCGCACTAGAAGAATCCGTCTGGTCATTATCCCTCACGCCATACCAAACCTCATCCTTAAACAAGAGACCATTCCCACCAAAATAATGGGTATAGGTATGAAAGTTAGTATTTGTACCTGTTGAAGTTGGAGCCATGAAGGCTGCTTCATAAAGGATATCACCAGAAGAAGCAGTCCTCAGGAGGATCGGACAGCTTAAAGTCTGCCCACCAGATGCTGCCGCCACCCCACTGTCTCCACTCGAAACCCATACTGCATAGACTCTTGATCGTCCGTTAATGATCTTAGTCCCTGCTTCCGGGGCGGTATAGGGATCGTTCGTGTACCAAATATTGCAATGACTATTTATGCTCATACAGAATAAACCAAGTTAGATACACCTATGGAAATGGTGACTCCCGCAGCTGCCGTTGCGACAGGAACTTCGATTCTTGCCCGCATTCCATCATTTGAGAACAAACCCGGTCCAGGGATGTGAAGCATATTTTGAGCGATGCCTGCCTGATCAAGATTAATAACGGAACCTGTAGAGTTGTCTAATGGCATCTTTAAAAGCTCAGTGTTGCCAGCGTCCATCTTCTCCAGATATAAATACGCAGGAGTAGAGATCTGTATACTGGTATTACCACTTCCTATGATGGATGAGTTCGCTGAAAAGGAATGCAGGCAAACGATCTTACCAATAGCGGCAAGTTCAACCTCATCCGTCAGGTCAGAGCCACTGGAAGAAGAAGTAGTCTCAACGTATAAAGATACAGATTTGCAAAGGCGGTAAACTTTCAAGCCATCACCTAACAGTAGAAAACTGTGACATTGATTTTATACGATGAACTAGAAAAATCTGTACTTGTAACTTCATACGCCAGCCCATCGTTAATTTTTAAAAATGAATCATCGGTCATCAGCATGGAGTTTTGATTTGTACTCCACGCATCACCTCCGACAGTCCAAAATGATCTAAGCATAGGGAAAGTCCAGATCACAGAAGAAGAGGAAGTTCCATCAAATAACTTAAACCTGTCTGCTGAATCCGACACTGGACCGATAGAATGAAAAAATGAAAATCCAAGAAGTCTAATAGAAGATGGAAGGGAACCAGACCCTATTAAATAACGGGTATCCGCTGAAGACGGATCTAATTGGTCATTGTATGTCTGGCAGTAACCAAAAGACATCTTTAACCACCCAACTGGTAAGTGATAGTTACGTTGTTTATCCCTTGATTAATACCTTTCACATAAAGATCTTTATCTGAAAGGATGTAATTCAAAGGGAACTCATAATAATTAACATACTTTTGGGAGCCCGTGAAAGCCCCGCCAATATACCCGCCACCAACATTGATTGAATCTTGATAAATCTCAGACCCACCAGAGTCAGGATCTCCTGACCAAATCTCTATGCCTGGGGTGTTTCCGGTGGCAACGCTATAGGGAACCCAGACCACGGAAAACAAACGACAAGATCCAGAATCACCTACATCTACAATCTTTACTTTGGTAGTAGGATCTGACCTAGTATTTACATACGCAGAAATTACGTCTGTTGATTTCATTTTATATGCTTACCTACTGGTACATCATTGAAATGCTTGAGTAAATAAGGTTACTGGTGGAAACACCGTCAGCATCTATAACTTCGACCTCAATCCCAAGGGAGGTATTTACCCTTATCCCACTCGCTGGAATTAAAATACTAACATTGTCATTACGAAACTGTGCCCCAACTGATCCTGCGAATCGCATAATCATCGACGAATCAGTACCGTCAAAAACCTTGAGAATCATCGAAGGAAAAGCTGATATACTCGTATCAACCAGAGGACTAGCAGAAATAGACTTGATAACGCACGGTCTATCAATGGCAGTTACAGCCCCAGTTGCAGCAGTAAGCTCTGCTCTATAGTATTGCTTTACACCAGCAGGATAAATCAATTCAGCAACCTCACAATCTCCCAGATCCCTGTGCCACCAATCCAGAACGCCATGTCTTTCCTCGTATCAGCCACTCGCTTAACGGGCCATTGCAGCCAGAACTCTCTGACATAGAGAACCACCATCGATAAGTAGGCTCCTCCGATAGCAGATAAGACTAGGCCGCAGATCAGATGTGCTGTCTGATCCACGACCTCTCGTCCTTGAGGAGTGAAATTCCTGTACCATCGGGGATCGTTCAATGATTAGCTTAGGTTGTTGTTCTGGATGTACTGAACAGTTAAAACTCCGACCCCGGCACCGCCAGCAACGGAATCTACAGAAAGACCAACATCACTAGACCCAATATCCTTCCAATTCGCCTCGGTGCCAGCAGTCGCTAATGCCATTGTATTTCCAACAACGTTCGCTGGAAGTGCATCAACGAAAAGATCTGTATCTGACCGATCTCCAACATCAAGCGTATTGGTCCCACCATTCCACGCAGTTATAACCAAAAGATTTATATTTACAATCTGGCTATTTGCCGGAATCACAATATCGACATCGGCGGAAGCAGCAGCCTCTACTATGGATGCACTCTGCGCCATCACCACCTGACCAACATTGGCAACATTCGTGCCGAGAGTCGTTCCAGTCGTGTTTGAAATCGTTCCTGCTTTGATCGGTCCACTAAAAGTTGTTTGACCCATTTTGAATCACCTCATTGCACGCAATTAGCCTGACAGTCCGCGTGCTGTCGTTTAAGTCTGTCAGGCTTTGGTTTCAGAAACGCTACTTACGATTCTGTAAATTCTTATTCTTACTACTGCCGTCAACCCTTACCCCTCAGGGCTCTGGCTTCTGCTCTCTTTATATTTCTTCTATGAGCTGCTGTCATTTCAGAAACAGACTCCCTCTCAGACACTGAAAGAGATTTACCCGTCCTGTACTTAGCCAATACCCTCCTCTGAGCCGCTGTCTTTCCGACTAACCCATCTTTGCTACTCGACTTCTTCCCAGCAGGCATTACTTCTTCCTCCGATTGCCGCGTGTTTGCTTGCCCTTCTGCGGAGCCTTCTTGGAACTCAACGCCCTCTGAGCTGCGTTAAAAGTCTTTCCGGCCATACGCACAATTTCTGGAGCCTTAGAGTTCAGAACCACACCACCTTTGTGTGTCTGGTAGGCCCCCGGCTTCGCAGCAGCAGCCTTCTTAACCTTGGCAGAATAATTCTTGATCTTACTCGAAACAGTTGGCTTCTTTGCTCGCTTCTTCTTAGCAGCCATGCCTTATGCCTTCTTCAAGAAATCAATGATCATGGACAAGAGCCCTATCACCACAAGTATAGTCGATGAAATTCCATAAACCTTGTACTTGAATTGAGTTAATTCCAACCGAACTTCGTCAATGTCATCTACGAGACCATTGATAATCATCTTATCATTTCTAAGACGATGCTCAAGATTGGAAATCTTCTGTTCGATCGAACCTATTTCTCTATCGGTAATAGGTGTCATCGGACAAAGGCAGGGAGGATAGAGATGCTTCTCCCTATCCTCCCTTGAACCTTTACTTATGCACCCGTCGAACCGTAGATTCCGAGCGGATCCGAAACACCGAAGCTATATCGCTCTCGGCACTTGTATCGAACATTACCCGTATCGAAATCACCGTCCATGGACGTAGACATCGGGGTTCTCGTGAAGCCCTTCATGCCATTCGGCACGTCAGTAATCACAAACCACGCATCACCCTCAGAATCCGTCAGGTAATGATTGACCCGATAACCTTCAGGAATAACCCCGTTGGTCCGGAGCGCATTGATGTCATTGTCAGCCGTTCCCGGTCGAAGCTCCGTATCAAGGATACGAGTTGCAACGAACATGAGATCCGGAGGTACAATGAGGCGTCGAGGCCGAGCCGCGATCTTGAGTCCACGCTGATCAGTAAACGCTGCGATATCAATCACAGCCTGTTCAAGCGAAGTCTCATTGAGATCCGATGCAGTCGAGGGCTGGTTCCGATTCACTCCACCACTAACCAAAGGATGGCTAGCATTGAAAAGTGACACACCGTCACCCGACTCAAAGGTACCGAATCCGTTATTCAACGGATATGCAGCCTTGACCTGCTTCGTGTTCGCTGCACCGCGAGCAAGTGCCTTGGTGTAACGAGCCGAGAGAGAATCATAAAGATTATCCTCGATCGCCTCCTCCGTGATGGAGAAGCCAAGAGCAACCGTCTCATGGTTGTAGCGAGCAGTGAAGACTTCTTGCGCCGTATCGTAAGCGATAGCGGAACCTTCGGCCTTCACCGGAGCAGAACCAAACCCGGAAAGCTGAACTTCCTCTTCGAACGCTCTGTCCGAAGATTCCATTTCATAAATATCCTCATGCTCGTTTTCATACGAGCCATACTCCAACCCGAACAGTTCGTTCAGCCCAGGAAGGAGTTCCTTCATCATTTGTGCGCGTGAAATAGCCATAATTTATATACCTCCTTTCCTAGATGCCAGCAGTATTAGTGTAGGCATGGAGTAGCGGGTTAACGATAACGATGGCATGAGTAAACTCCGTTGCTGCGGTGTAACTCGTAGGACCTTCGGTAGCGTTCTGCAACGCAATAACGCGCCAAGGCGCTGTAGCCCCGGCAGTCGTAGAGTCAAGCCCCATAGTGCTATTGCCAGTAAACGTGCTACCAGCAGTTGCACTAGCCGTAGTGTCGATATCAAACGATTGACCGATGGCCTCATCGATCTCCAGCGTGGTATCTGCACCCGATCCATCGAGGATCTTCACCTTGTACTTTGTCATCGGATCGGTACCTGCAACATAGGCAACAATACCTTCTACATTTTGACTGGCAGGGTAGTACTGGTTCCAAGTCGGTTGACCGCTTGAAGCCACGTACTGGCAACCCATGAAAACACCAAGAGTGTCTCCAAGATCACCTTCTGCCACATTATCGATCCTGTTGATCGTTCCATCAGAATACTGAGCAACCGGATCTCCATTGAAGATGCTTGTTCCGTAGTTCTTCAGGACAGAGAAGGCCATCAGCTCCCCCGCATATCCCGTACCTACCACACCAATTGGTCGGAAACCATTTCCAGCCATTTTATTTTCTCCTAAAAATCAAGCGGCGACTTGTAGGAGACCATCTCCTAAGAGCCGTCGCCAAAAGAGACGCGAGTTTTTCTGTCCGGAGGGAGCAGAGGCATTCTCGCATCGTTCTCTCGCAAGAAATTATTGTCTACGGCTTCCATCTGGAGGTTGGATTGTTTATTGATGTAATCTCTCTTCTGAGCCATAAGCTCAGTAGTGTTCTTACACAACATCAATCCACCAATCACCGCTCCCCCATCAAATCGACTATCGATATCAGGAATGAGTTTAAGCTCAGGATGATCCTCAAGCTTAACAGGCTCCCAGCCTTCCCGATATTTTCGGGAGACATTCGTGTTATCCGCTTCGCCACGCATGGCAACTCGAATCCAACGAAACTCGTACCCGTCTTGCGGATCGGGTACTGGGAGGACTGTGGGTGGTGTCCAAAAAGCCGGTCGAGTAGAAACCTCGCGGGTTTCATGCTCTCTTTGGGCGCGGGGATCCTGTTCCCCATTGGCGTCGTCGCCTCTAGCCATTGTCGTTCTCCAATTTCAAGAGTTGTCTGGCATAACCTTCAGGAGATATACCCAGGCGCTTTGCGAGAGACACCTGAGTCTTCGTGAGTTGGACTTTGCGCGAATTAGCACCAGTCGTTCGCCTTGCAGGTGCCACTATCGTCGAGGGTGTTCGGCGGTTTCCATCGGAACGAAGATCCGAATCATCACTGGAGACATCAATCTCCTGACCATCACTGCCGAACTTTTCTGGGAATCTTTCCCGTACTCTCGTGTCGATTGAGTCGTAATAACTATCTGACTTCGGATCGACACCCTTGGATACTAGATCTTCATGAACAGCTAAGGCGACAGCCGTCATTTCTTTATCAGTTCTAAACCAAGGATTTTCCTTTGCCCACCCAGCAGCTCTTTGGTCTGGCGGTGATTGCTGCCTGACCGGCTGAGCCCGCTGCGGTTGCTGCGGTTGCTGCGGTTGCGGAATCTCTTCCGCAGAAGGGATGTACTCCTGAGCTTTTTGCGAATCGTAAGATGCCCTAGATAAAGTCTCTTGAGCATCTACGATCGACTCGGGATCACCCTCTTCATGGGCTCTTTTTAATAGAAGTTTTGCGGTCTCTAATTCCTTCTCGGTACGAGCCTTTACTTCATCGACGAGAACTTGCTCCCCTCGATTCACTAATTCTCGGAGCTTTTGATTTTCTTTGTGAACATTCTGAGCGTAATTTATTGCTTCATCCCTGAGGCGTGAAGAAGATTCTTTCGCTCTTCGCTCTTCGTGGAAATCATACTTAAGCTTTTTGATCCGCTTGTGAACACTCTTGCTTACATCACTTAGCTCACCTTCATGTTCCTCTGTGGATCTTTCACCGGGAGGAATTCTCCCCCTATCCTCTTCTGGAGTGTCATCAACAATATCAATCTCGATGAGCGACTCGTCCATACCTTCATCATCTACACTTGCTTCACTCATAGGTGAAGAGACGATCTGTTCCGTACTCATATGACTTTCACCACCCCTCTAGGATCATCAACAACAGCTTCCACTGTATCGTCGTTGATCAATCGAAATTCTTGATTCTCTACTTTGAATCGTGTTCCAGAATAAGAACGCATCATGATGAAATCACCAATATCGCACCAACTTCCAGAAGGGAATTTCTTTTCATCCTTGTAGGCGAGGTCTCCCATTTGAACAATCAAACCTATAATTGTACCTACCTCTTCGACGTGCATTGCTTCGTCGGGTTTATAGATACCACCATCAGTTTTGCTATGAGCCTTTGGAACAGCAACAAGGAGCTTCCAGCCCGTAGGCTTTGGCAACTTATCCCCTGCTTGTTCCATTATCTTTTGATAATCCTCTAGATCGTCATGCGACTCTTTGTCGGACATTCTCTTCCTTGCAGTGTCTCCACTGTGTGCAGCCTCTATTAAGGGAGAAGCCGTCCCCTCGCACCCGCATGGGTGTTATTCCTCTTCTGAAGCGCGTCTAACTAAATCAAGGAACTCCGACTCTGCCGTCGCAATACCTTCTATGAATCCAACGCGAAATTTGTAATCTGCATAATCGCTAGCGCACCCTGTTGCTAGATCATCTGCTTTGTTGTTCATGTACTCACGAAGCTTGGCTATGAAGACCTCACTCAGAGTCCCTGCCACCTCAATCCTCCTTATTTTCCTTTGCTACTTCGTATCCGATGCGAACCCCATCAAGAAGCTCCTTCGCTTCGTTCTTCTTCTTCTCTATCTCTAGCTTTCGTATATCGATCGAAGAATCAACACCAATCTCAATACCCTTGATAAGCTCTGCTGAGCTAATTTTCTCTCGATCAACCTCTGCCCTCAGTGCAGCCTTCTTCAGATCCGCCGTGATCCGAGCTGCATCTGTCTGCATCTTTGAAGCTACCTTTGATTCATCGATATCAAGCTGTCGATTCTGCTGCTTCACAACAGGATCCTCCATCTTCTCCATCTGCTCCTTCAACTGCATTTCTGCAACATCACGACCCAAAAGACGACTACCAGCTTCGGCAACAAGAGCAGAAAGTTGAACCTCGATCTCTTTCGGCAACGGGAGTTCAAGGGGCGGGAGTTCAACTCCGAGTTCATTTTCAATTTCTCTTCGATACTTAAACCCTAGATGCTCAAGTACATGCGCGGAGAGAGCAGCCTCTATCTCCTTCGCCTTCGGTGAATTCTGCATAATCGCAAGCATCTTCGGATCTTGCGCTGCATCCATATGCACTTGGATATGCGCTTCATGATCTTGCCACATGAATGCCTTGACCGGATCCGTCTTCATGAGGTTCATATTCTCAGAGACTGGATCGACCGCCTTCACGTCGTCATCCGTGGGCACAATCACATCTGCGTCTTGTATCCCTAGAACATCAAGCATCTGCCTGTGAAGTTCAGAGAGATTGTAAATATTTGGAGCAGTGGAGGCGAGCTGCAACGCCGCCTGATATTGCATGATACGTTGAGCCATCGTGGAGGAGTTGGGATCGCTAACGGGAATCACATCGAGACGACCATCAAAATCTTTCGTCTTCATCATTTCACCGTCGTCCACTTCCCACTCATAATCCTCTGGCAAGTAATCTCTAACGATACGAGATAGAATCTTAAACTCTTTCTTCATCGCATAATGAATTCTGGCCTGAATCGCATTCATCGAGACCATTGATCTCTCGATGATCGCCAGCGTGGTGCCTACAGGAGCCTGCTGGTTCATGTCGGAAATGTTCATGTCAGAGATAGAGGCGAATCTTCGCCCTTCCTCAACGATGTTCTTCAAAAGTTCATGAAGAACATTGGAGGGATCCTTATACGGCAGGAACGTGATGTTGTCCCTGATCGCCCCGCCCGGAACATCAACATCTCGAAACTCACCGGGCATGATGGGGGAGTCGTCGCCCTTAATGCGGAGTCCGCGAGCCTTGAGACCACCAGGGAGATTGGACAGCGTGCCAGCATCTACGAGTTGCCTAAGCAACGAAGTTGCTGACTTCGCCATACCACCAATCAAATGAATCAATCCAAATCCATAGAATCCCATACCGGGGAGGTATTCATAATGGACAAAGTGATTCCGACGCCTCTTGAATTCATCACCCTCTATCCAATTCCTACGAATGGATAGAACCTCAGAGCTACCTACATCAACTGTAATGACATATGGAAGAGCAACCCCTGTCTCTTCTCCGTTGTTCTCATCCTCAAATCCTGCAAGATCCCAGTCAACGTGCATCTCATAAAGCGTATGACGATCATCTGCTGAAAATGAAGGGGAATCCCCTGTGAGATCATCATACTTCTCTTCGATACTGGTCTGATCATCTCGACCATTTCCTAGGTCCACATCCCTGTAGAACCCAGAAACCTGAAGCTTCCTAACCTCATTAGTCGTCTTCTTCATTACATGGGTGATACGTTCAGCCATCTCAAGCGACGGTGATCCATATGAAACAAGAAGCTCTTCAGCAGGAATAAACATCGAGCAGGGCCGACCCATCGATGGATCCCAGTACACCTTACGAAAAGCTGACCCTGCCAAAGCAAGATTGAAAAGCATCTTCTCTGTCTCTGATCGGTACTCTGGCATCTCCTCTGTAATCAAGTAGTTCATATACTCCTTGACTCTGAGGGCCTGCTTCTCCTTTGCGGGGGTCATCTTGCCAAGCATCTTAATCTTGACAGGACCGCCATTCGGGAAAATCTCCGTAATCGTTTGTGCTTGAAATCTAACCACAGCCTCCGCGAGTATCGGATGTTGAACACCGCAAGCTCCAGGCCACGGAGTAGATCTATCCTCTATCTTCATCCCAAGCTGCTCC